AAATAGTATCGCTATTCATTATAAAAATTATAAAATGGACATGGACATTTTGATTTACCACACTGAGGGCAGGGAATTTGCCCTGGACACAATTGTGGTCGAGCGCCTCTCGGATCGCAAAAAGCTTGTGGTGCTGGTGGTGCTGGTGGTGCTGGTGGTGCTGGTGGTGCTGGTGGTGCTGGAGCCGGCGAATTGCAATCTGTACGACATCCTATGTAATTATCACTTTCTTTATTCCAACAACCATTAGTTATAGGATTATCATATTCCATATTTGAACTAGTAAACATGCCATTTGTATATACGCTGTCAATATCAACTCCCCAGCAATTTAAAACTTGATTGAATGCATGGGCCTCATAGAACATCTCGTTCATTTTGGTTACATGACTGACATCCCAACCACTTAAATCTTGATTGAACTTTTTGGAATTTGTGAACATCCAGCTCATATCCCTTACACTACTCACATCCCAACCACTTATATCTTGATCGAATGCATGGGCCTCATAGAACATATAGTCCATTTTGGTTACATGACTGACATCCCAACCACTTAAATCTTGATTGAATTCTTCGGTATAAGAAAACATATAGTGCATATCTCTTACACTACCCACATTCCACCTGTTTAATGGTTTATTGAACTTTTTGGCTAAATAGAACATCCCGCTCATATCTGTTACACTACTCACATCCCAATCACTTATATCTTGATTAAATGCTTTGGCATCAAAGAACATATAGTTCATATCCCTTACACTACTGACATCCCAACCACTTAAATCTTGATCAAATGCTTCGGCCTCATAGAACATCCCGCTCATATATGTTACACTACTGACATCCCAACCACTTATATCTCCATTGAACTTTTTGGCACTTTGGAACATACCGACCATATCTGTTACACTACTGACATCCCAACCACTTATATCATCATTGAATGTTTGTTTATCATGAAATAATTTGCTCATATCGGTTATTTCGCTTGTATCCCATCTCTTAATATCACCATATGTTTCTCTAGCTTTTTTATTATGATGAATCCATAGCCTGATAGCATCACGTAATTCAACTTTAGTTGATGGTGTAAATTTTAATTTTTGTTTATTACGTTTCTTGCCACTAACACTAAAACCATCTATATAGCAACAACTACAAGTATCAACGAGATGATAAAGTAAAAACACAATAATCGCAAATAATAACAAATGTTTGATACTTAGTTTAGACATTTATATTATATATATATATATTATATTTATATTATTTTTATAATCTCTGATATTTTATAATCTCTGATATTTTATAATCTCTGATATTTTATAATCTCTGATATTTTATAATCTCTGATAAAAGTTTTTATCATATACAATTATAGAATTCATTTCACTGACATTATAATCTTTTTCTTCACAAGTATCATAATCGTATATTCTTACGATTGGTTTATCGCTCGAAACTGGATAATAATAAAATTTTTCAGTAATATTATTTTTAATCTTATATCCTAAAACATCTTTAGTCAGATTAACAATTGAAGGAAATATTTTTTTATCTACAATATCAGTTACAATATCACTTTTAATACTAAATATTTTTTGAAATACAGACAACTTTGTTCCTAAATCTTTATCTAATTCATGTACATCATTGATATACATATAATAATATGCAGTATCAACATTTAATATACCAGTTAAGATACCATTTTCTTTAATATATCTAATATCATTAATATCAACATCTTTTGATCTTAAACGATAATATAAATATATATCTTTTTCATCAATTAATCCAGAAACAATATAAGTATCTGGTTTTATAAAGTATGAAAATGTTGCCTTTAATTGTTTATTATCAATATTATTTAATGTTTTTGAATCTATGCCAGGAAAGTATGAATTTTCATCCATTAAACTTTTATCAAAACCTACACAATTTTGATGAATATTTATATCATCTCTAGTATTTTGCATACAATCTACTGAAGATTCTTTAATAACATCACTTATGACACCGGATAATTTGTATTTACGTTCCATAATATTGTATAATTTTTCATCAGCAGTAATATCAAAACTTTCTTTTTTTATATTATCTATTTTTTGTAATATAGCAAATGTATCTGGATAATTTTCATACAATATATTTTGTATTTCTATTTCTCCTTCAATTTTAGGCATAGACCATGAATCTGAATCTTTTAATCCATTATATATACTTTTAATATCATCTCCTATAGGAAATACACTTAAATATATATATTGTTCAACATTTCTTTCATCAGGTGGTAATAATGGATCATTTTTATCATTGCCAATATGAGATAACATACGAATTGCTCTACCTAATACTTGATCTATTCTCACATAATTCCAATATGGTTCTAAAACATGAACTTGTCTTACACAATTTAATGATATACCTTCTGCACCAGCACCAGAAATAATCATTATTTGGACGTATTCACCATGATTATTTTTTCTATCATTAAATAAGTCTAAATTTTTCCTACGTTCTTCAACGCTTTCCGAACCTGTAATAAATGTATATCTATATGCTATTGTTTCATCTTTATCATCAAGTTTTTTATAACCATTTGCTTGTAATACTCTTTCAAATATTTCAGCACCAGAATCATTTCTAAATTCACTATAAAATAATATTTTACCTTTTGATTTTTGACCACTAAATTTTTGTATATTTTTCATTATACGATTAAATTTAGGTGATAAAATTTGTAAACCATTATTTATTTTTAAACTACCACTTTGATATAATTCATCATATTCAATATTTTTTAATCTAGCATATTCACCATCATTTTTATTGACATATCTAAAACTATCATTATTATAAACCATATTACATATTCTACGTGTATTTATATGATAATCAAAATTATCATTGTCATACATATTTTTTTTATTATATTTCATATTACGTTCTTTATCACTTAAATATGCTGCATAATATTTATCAAACTGTTTGCTACTCATAGGACATGATTCAATATTAATACTACTTGATATTTTATAATCTATATATTTTTCTGGATTATTTTTTGGTAATATTATTTCTGGCATATTTACAATTGATGATCTATCAATGGGATAATATGATGTTAAACCAAGTAACATACGTTTTAATAATGTGCGTTTGCGATCTAAAATATCATCATTATCTTCAAAAAAATATTCCATAAAACTATCATTATTACTTAAATCAATCGTATCACTATCAGTATCAACACTGAATAATTTTCTAAAAATATTAAATCTAATATTAGGTTCAGATTTATATTTTTTAAACTCATCACTCATAATAATATCTCCATCTACACTAAACTTAACAACATTACCTTTAATGATACTGTTTTTATCATCTTGTGACAACTTGTCATATGTTTTTTTATTAGGAATTATTTTATCATCATCATATAATTCATGTAATCCTTTATAAATATATTCCATAAAGTCATCAAAATCATGATTTTTATATTGAATAGTATATACAACTCTATTATCTGGATTCATAATACTTTCAAATCTTGTAGTATTTTGCATAAATGAAATAATTATTTTACCATTTCTTTGAAATATATATATTTGATCAATTGGTGAATCATTTTTATAAAATATATCTTTACATTTTTGAAATATATCATTTGTATCCATATTTTCAGGCGATTCAATACTAAAATTATATGTTTTAGTTAAACCTCTAATCATATTATATAATAATGCTATTTCACTTGGTTTATTTATTATAGGAGTACCAGAAAGACATATTAATTTTATATTTTTTGCATTAATTATCCAATCATAAAAAACTCTTGCTATACCTTGTTTTTTATTTAATATTTGTCTAACAAAATTATGAACTTCATCAATAATTATTGTTTCATTGTAAAATGGAGAATCTATTAAATGTGTTTTACGATTTTCTTTTAGTTTTGTTTCTAATCTTTTAACTAATTTTTGATTATTTGTTTTTGCCATATCATCAACATCTATTTCTTGAAATATATTTTCATTGTTGTCTTCTAAAAATTCATCAATATTAGTATTTTTAACACTTGGAAATGGATTATAATGAATAAAATTATATCGGTATTGTATCATTAAATTTATTTGATTTTCAATTTGTAGTTTTTCACCCACTGTTAAAACTATAGCATCTAATTCTGATTTCACAGTATTACGTATTTTACCATCTATTGTTTTAATTTTATCACGATCATTTTGTATATCGTCTGATACTTTCCAATATCCTTCTTCAATTTTATCTTTGGTTTTACGTTTAGTTTTCAGATAAATATTATGTAAATCATCTACACTTATATTATATTTTTCTACTAATAATTTTCTAAAACTTGTATCATTTACTACTTCTAATTTTGTCATAAAAACCCAATTATTATTTTCTAAATCAAAAATATCACTTCTCCATCTTTTAACTTCTTCAATAAAATTAGTTTCTAATGATGCTGGTAATAATGTAAATATATCCATATTTTCTGATAAACTTTCTGCTGTTGTTATTGCAGTTGCTGTTTTACCAGTTCCTAAACCATGATAAACTAATAACCCTCTGTATGGTGTTTCTAATGATAAATAATATTTAACAAAATTTTGATAAATTTTAAAGTCATTCTTTTCAGATATTTTTTTTATTTTAACAAAAAAATCATTATTTATAAAATCTATAAATGCTTTTCTTTGAAAACTTACATATTTTTCACCTTTAAAATCTTTATATTCTATTTTGACTAAACTTTTATCATTACTAGTAGTTTCAGTAGAAACTTCTGTAATATTTGGTAATTTTGGTTTATCCTGTAATACTCTTTTAATATCTGGTTTTTTTTTCATAGATGATATTAATCCTTTTAAACTGCTATAATCTTTATCAGTTATATTTTCAAAATTTACATTTATTTTAGGATCATTATAAACTCGTTTTAATTTTTCTTTTGTTAAATCATTTAAATCACTATCAAAAAAAATATGTATTATATCTGATAATCTTTTTTCTATAGGTTTAATGACTTTTGCACTCATTATATATTATAAACAAATATAATCTTAATTTAAAACACCATAATGTATTAAAGCATTTTTAGCAGCAGTTTGTTCTGCCATTTTAATAGTTTTTTCTGTGCCCTCACTTATAAATATTTCTACATCATTCTCTATTTTATATACTTTACTCAAAAATATTTTTTTATCTAGTATTTTATCTGTTTTATATCTAATTTTGACATTAAATGTATTATTCATATATCTTTGTAATACATCTTTATAATTATTATCATTCAATATAATTTCTCCAAAATCTACATATTTTTCAAATACTTTAATACAAAATTTTTTTACAAAATGTATATCATTAGTATCTAAATATAATGATCCTAAAAATGCTTCAAAACTATCTTCTAATATATTTTTATTATTTCTACCATCACAATTTTCATCAATATGTTTTGATAATATTAAATATTTATTGAAACTTAAATCATTTGCTAATTTACATAACATATTACCACATACTAATCTATTTTTCAATTTTGTTAAAAATCCTTCATCCATATTATATATCATTGTATATCTTTGATATATATATTCACATACAATATAACCTAAAATACTATCACCTAAAAATTCAATTTTTTCATAAGATTCTTGAAATAATGGTAATGCATCAATATCATTCTCAAATTCATCATATTGTTTCATATTACAATATGATTTATGAACAAATGCTCTTTGATATAATTTTAAATCATTCGGTTTAAAATCACTGATATTTAGAAGTTTCATAATATCATTGATATCATCTATTTTTAAAAGTTTATTAGAAAGATTATAAGGATTTGCCTTAAATATATTTTTTTCACTCATTTTAATACTTAATAATACTAAAATATTTTTAAATATATTCAAATTTTAAAAAATTAAATAAAAAACTTATTTGCCACAACTATCACCAACTTCTAATGGTCTTCTTAAAAGATCTGGTCCAATACTACTATTCATCCATGGACTTACAGATACTTGAGGATTTGGTGGTTCACTTCTTAATTGTCTATTAGCATTCTTTAAACTTTGTCCAACAGTATTTACACCAATATGATATCCAGAAGATAAAAAGTTAATACCTTTTAATACACCTTCACCAATAGGATTATTTTGGTTAAATTCGCTAATCTCTTTAGATTCTTCAGAAGGTAATAAATCTCCAGCAGTTAATGTATTTTGTGGATAACATTGACTTGGGGTTCTGTTAAATTGTACTGGTAGACTCATTTCATTATTACCTAATGGTTCAGATGCTCTAACACCTGGAGCAGTTTGCGGAGTTGCTTTAGCACTTGCCGCAGCATTAGACCTCGCTGCTCTTTGCGCTGAATTTACAGCAGCATTCGCATTAGATCTCGCAGCCGCGTTAGCATTACGTGCTGCAGCATTAGCATTTTGAGCAGCAGCATGTGCTGCATGAGCAGCATGAGCAGCATTTCCATTTCCATTTCCATTTCCAGCATTACCTATTGGCATATTCGCACCAACATTAAAATATTCCCTTTGAGGTGTCAATACATTCTGGTATAAATATATCGCAACAATTGCAAAAATTCCAAGATAAATAATTTGGTCACAGTTCATTTATATTATATATAACATAAAAAAAAAAAAATAAAATTAAATATCTTTTTCTAACATTTCAATTTCATCTTTTAATTTTTGTAATCTTTTTAATTCTTCACGTTTTTTTTTTAATATTATTTCTCTTTCATTATTTATTTCATCAATAATCTCATTATCTATAATATCTTCATCGGAATCATATAATTTATCAAATTCATCAATTAAACATTTATCTGGTATTACAAAATCTTCACGTTTTGGAATATTAACTTTCATCTGATTTATATAAATATCACAAATATATTGCTGTTTCATAAATTTAATTCCTCTTATATGTAATATACATATTGCATCATATCCACTTTTACAATCTTTAATATCAACTAATTCTCTATTTTGATCATATATTTTACTTAATATTTTATCATTTTCTACTGGTAATTTAAACTTTATACTTGGGTTTTTATTTTTCTTTAATGGTTTACATATACCCTTATACATTTCTTCAATATTTTCTAATGGTATACTTTGATTAAACCATTCTTTACTATTATTATATGTACTTTTAACTAATTTATCATCTAATTTCATAAATAAATCATACATATCAAAATTATCATTACATATCTCAAATTCAATACTCGGTATTTTACCTAATTTTTCTGTATCACTATTTATCTTTAACTTAGATGTTTGTAAAAAAAATAAATCATTTTTAATACCATAACTTATATTACTATAATAATAACTATTCTGTTTACTTGGTTTACTAAATTTTAAATTATCATAATCAATATCATCATATTTATACACTTCAGTCATATATAAATAATACTTAGAAAAATGAATATTAGAGAAAACGAATGTTAATAAAAACGAATGTTAATAAAAACGAATGTTAATAAAAACGAATGTTAATAAAAACAAATGTTAATAAAAACAAATGTTAATAAAAACAAATGTTAATAAAAACAAATGTTAATAAAAACAAATATTAATATACATAAATATTTCTTACACTATTTCATATGCCACTTGTAATAAATCTATCATCAATA